GGATAGTGATTCTGTGATAAAAGCCGTCATTAAGGGGATCACTTGGATTATCGAGAATTACAAAGTCCTCGAAACTCTCCTTGTGGCTGGAACCATTTTCTATACGCTTTCCGGTGGAATTGCATTAGTGAGCAAAAGTCTCATCAAACTCACACTCGATGCTCATAAGGCATGGAAGGCATTGTTATTACTCAAAGCCTCTATTGGAGGGGAGAAACAAGGGTTCAAAGGCGTTGTGGCGGCTTTCGGCAAATTAGGTCCGTATATAGCTGCCGCAGCGGCTGTTCTTGCCACAGTATTATTACTTATCCGCAAAGCCAACAAAGAGACACGCGAACTTAATAAATTACAAGAAGAAGGCAATCAGGAAATGAAGACGAGTGTCGCAAGATATGAGGCTTTGAACAAAGCCATCAACGACACTACGGCAAGCGATAAAAAACGCAAGCAGGCTCTTGATGACCTGAAACGGGAATACGGCAACATTCTTCCGCTTCAGGATATTGAACTGAACAATCTTGACAAACTTAAGGACGCATACTCTGAAAACATCCTAATCATTCAGCAATATATAGCCCAGAAGACTCAACAGAAGCAGATTGAGAATGTGGTCAGCAATCTTCAGGATGAAGAGAGCACGCGACAGAGAAAGTTCATGAGGTCTTTTAACAGCATACGAGGAAATGCGATGAGATTTGGTATCTCGGTCTTCTCCGAAGAAGAAATAGATGCTCTTCGCTCCCATACTGAATCAAAGATTCTGTCTGGTGAACTTTCCACCATCGAAGAAATCATGGCAGACTTTTTTAACTCTCTGGATGATTATTCTGGAGACAAAAGGGGTACTTGGTTAAAAAGATTCGGCTGGCTTGGATTTGACTCCGCCATCAATAGGATCAAGAGTCAGTTTGCTGATGTTCTCAAATCCATTCAGAATGTTCAGAAACATTCAACCATTGATTTAAGGTTTAATGCCGACGCTCAGGGATTCAAGAAACAGATTGATGAATTCCGCAAATCTGCCGAGAAGTTCGGAGAGAATATCACAGAAAAGCAGAGAGTGGAATATGAGGCTAATCCTGCGTTGAAGAAAAGCGACCTGCAGGCCTTTATTGATGGGAACAAGGCGATACTGGAAGATACGATTAAAGAATCCGGGCTATCCAAAAGCATGAAAGACGCTCTATTGACAGAGTTAGAAAAGGCCTTTGGTTCAATTTCCATGTCTCCCATCGAACAGGAATTGAACAACATCTTCAAAGACATCAATCAGAAATTTGCCGGAACATCCATCAAATTTGGATTCGGCGAATTATTAAAGAAAGACGATGAGAGTTTTGATTCCTTCCTTGAAAGATTAAGAAAAGTCCATCAGGAAAGACAAAGTATTTTTGACCAATGGTCTGCTGACAGTCCAAACCCAATTAAAGTAAAGGAGTGGACGGCTCAGTTCGGCAACATTGGCACCGTTGTAACTGACCTGAAGGCATTGGAAGCATTTTTCACTTCAATTAACGAAGTGATTGACGAAACCAGAAAGAAGCAACAGGAAGAAGACTACCTGAAAGCCCTTGAAGAAAGGAAGGCTGCTGTCAAGGCTTTGGCTGATGAAGTCATCAACGCCAAGGATCAGTTCGCCTTGCTTGACAACGAAGGTGATCTACTTTTCAAGGAGAAATTGGAATCCATGGCTAAGACCGCAGAGGTATCTTTGCCTGTAAACTTCGATGACAGCACAGTTCATGCCTGGCTTGATTCTCTGAAAGGTAAACTTGACAGAGAGGATTGGATCGAACTCAAACTTACTTTTAATCAGTCAGCCACGGAGGCGGCCTTAGAGAAACTTGCTAAAGAGACCGAAAATCTTTGGGAAAAATATGATATTGCCATAAACCTGAGAGACCTTGGTATTTCGAGCGAGGGCTATAATGTTGCCACCCTTATTGCTGAACTGCAGAAGCAGGAACAGAAATATAGGGAGGTTAATACAAGAGAAAGCATTGAAGCTGCTGAAAACATCAAGAAACGCAGGCTTGAACTTCTTATCAAAGAGCAGGATGAGGCACTTAAGATAATTTCAAGGGCAAGAAAAGAAGCCGACATCGCTTCTCTACAGGCTGTCACAAACGGTTTCTCTGATCTTGACAAGATAAAGAATGTCAATAAAGATTCCGGTCTTATCGGAATCGTAGTAGGACAGGCAGAAATAAACGAAGCGACTACTGCACGTATCAGAAAGATGTATGATGAAATTGGCAAGGCTCAATGGGAATCATACAAGAGTACCGAAATGTATATTGCCGCATTCGGGGACCTCGAAAACATTGGTGTCGGAGCCCTTCAGATGCTCAAACAGCAACTTTTGGGATTCCAGCAGGGAGCCGCCGAATCGCTGAACCCGTCAGATGTCAAAGCCATTGCGGATGCAATAGCCAAGATCGACGAGGAAATTGCCAACGCAGAAAATGCCGGAAGTGTGTTCCGAGATATTGCTGCCGCTTTCCGCGAAGTGAAGACGGCGAAGCAGGAACTTGACAATCTGCCTGCATATAAGAGCGACATGGATCGCGCTCAGGAGGAATATGACAAAGCAATAAAGAGACTACATAAACTTGAAGCGGACCAGTTGAATGATCCACAGAGTGTCAGTCAGGAACAGTTGGCAGAGGCTACAAATAAAGCAGCCGAAGCGGAGAGGAACCTGAATGATGCAACTGGGAAATACCTTGGTACAATTAGGAATGTAAACAACGCCCAATCGAAACTGAAAAAGAATCTTGAAGGCTATACTGAGGGCTACAATCAGGTCGGCGACGCTCTGAATGGTGTTATTGATCTGGCATTTGGCGTGGCAGAAGGTCTGGGAGTTGCTTTCGATGATGATACTCAAGAAGTCGTGAAGTCATTCCAGCAGGGATTTGCTCTGGTAGGCTCAGCGTTGGGAGTTATCACGGCAATAATTCCTCTCTTCACAACCGGACTGATAGCCGCCGATGTGTCTGCCAAGTCCCTGATGACTACACTTTGGCCACTTCTGCTCATTGGTGCCGCTTTAGGTGGAATCATGGCAGCTATCAAGGTTTCAGACAATAAGAAAAAGGAGCAGGTCGAGGAACACAAAAAGAAGGTGGAAGAGTTGGAAGATGCCTACGAGAAACTGAACGAGGCAATGGATGAGGCTCTTAATCTTGATTCCACCAGTGCTTACTACGAGCAACAGAAGGCTGCTATTGCAAGGATGAGGTCAGAACTCAACTCTGCGATTGCCGCCGAAAGAAGCCGTGGCAATAAGGCTGATGACGACAGTATTGAGGAAATGCAAAAGCAGTTGGCAAAACTTGATGAGAAGGAGAAGGAACTTGAGGCCGACATGAAAGAGAAACTTGGAAGCAAGGCAAGTTGGGCCGATGATGCAAAATCATTCACGTCTAACTGGCTGGAAGCATTCCGGGAAACAGGAGACGGTTTGGATTCATTGAAGAAAGATTTTCAGTCATTCTTCGACGACATGCTGGTTCAGCAACTCAATCTGAAAATCGCAGGTCCTTATGTCGAGCAATATCAGGCAATGCTTGACAAGATGCTGGCTGACCACGTGATTGATCCGACAGAGTCTGCAGAATATCAGGCATGGATGGATAAGTATCTTCCTATCCTGAATGAGCAGCTTAAAAATGCGACAGAGAGACTTACCGGGGCAGAAAAAACCGATTCCGTAGAAACTTCTGCACTACAGAAGGGCATTCAGAACATTACGGAAACTACGGGACAGGCTCTGGAGGCTCTGGGTAACTCAATCCGTTTCTACGTGGCTGAGATTGCTGCAAGAGCCCTGAAAATGGAAAGTATCGTCTCCGGATGGACTGGAGCCGAAAGCCCGATTCTGAATGAACTCAAGACTCAGACAGCGATACTCAAAAGTATTCAGACTTCCTTCAGTGCTACAATCAGAGCCGGACATTCTCAGGGAGGCTCCGGTATCAAGGTGTTCATTGATTAGAGACTACTGCCCGGGCATTTCCGGGCAGTTCTCTTTTACTTTTTCCATGATCTGCCTATAATGTTGCTGATAGAACGGCTGATATTTAAGTCCATTCCTCACGTTTCCCATGCCGTAGAAGATACTTCTTCTTGACACTTTGTATTCCACGGCCAGTGTCCTTGCTGAATACCCGAATCTATAACGGAGAATATACCATGTAAAACTCCTGGCATCGGTAACATTCCGTGTCATGTTACCGATATTCCTTAACTGATCTGGGTCGAGATTGAAATGTTTCTCTACAATTTCTTCAATTTTTCTGTACATGATTGTGATGTTTAATTCCTCTCACCTTGGAATTACACATCCTCTCTCGCATCCTTCACCTGACGTATTGCTATACCGTGTAGATAAAGGAGTATTTTCCTCTTGATTATATAAGATTCCTTCTTGACAGTTGCATCCGACTTTGTATCCTCTACAATAACCTGATCCCCCTTTTTATAGACGAAGTCTGCAATGTACCGGCAATCTCTTTCGGCAACCCTCTTGACAATCTTGACCTTTGTCTTCAACTGCTTTCGGACTTCCTTATACTGCGTAGGTATCAGGACGAATGTTTTCTGCATTTCAAGGTCCGAAATCAACCCCTCCTTCTGTTTTTTCTGGAGAAACATCCACCTGTCACCTTCCAATGTGCTCTGAAACTTCCGGCCATCACGAACGACTTCATGACTACCATATTTATTCCTTTGTCTCTTTCGTTTCATCATTGTTTATAACACATAGATATTCGTACAATTTCTCCGGAGTATCTACAATATAGACCTTGTCATCTACTTCAATCTCGTAGCCTTTCTTACCTTCCCACATCCACCATGAGAGAAAATCTCGGTCTGTACCGGTAATGATTCCGAATAATTCGTCCAACGGGGTCCAAAGAGGGTTTTCCCAGATAGCAAACGAGGAATTAAAAATGCTGTTTAAGTGTCCCTGCACTTCATCTTCTCTGGCCTTGGCTTTCTCAATCTTTTCCATAAGATCGAGGAATTCTTTTTTACCTATCATAATTTCAAATCATATTTTAATCGTGACCTTTTGATTCGGCAGAAGAACATTCTGTAGAACAGAATTCCATCTTTACCCACCTTCCGTTATGTCTTATCTCTGAACTGTGCAGTTTATCTATCGGGAATTGTTTACTGCAATGAGCGCACGGGCGATAGCCTTCCCGTGGTTTATAATACTTCTCATATTCTTCGTCCAGTTTTACTTTGAGAGAAGCAAGAACATCATAAGATCGTGACCATGTAGTATCGTCGAATTGCCCGAAACAATACAAACGGACCTCGTCCGTAGTACAGTTACGCATCTTATATGTCTTCTGAAAGAAACGGCTTGCCCGTATCGCTTCCAGGTATTTTTCCATAGAAGCGACAGCCTTTTGTGTTGCTCGAATTTTAACAATAGGTTTACCGCCGCGTACCAGAGCGTTCGCCTCAAGACACTCAAACTTCGTGATAGTACGATTGTACCGATTAAGATAATAGACGGCAGGCAGGTCCTCTTTCAACCCGACATTGACTTCTGCGAGAAGTGCGTCTGCCTCAGCCTCCAATCTTCGGAATTTCTGAGTTAATGTTTCTTTATTCATAGCTGCTGTAAATGTTCCGTTAAAGGTTCCTCTCACCTTTTCCAGAGCACTACGGCTATTCTTCTTTCTTTGAAATCAGAGCCAACGGTTCTGTTCCATAATGTCGCGGTTTATCCGACATCACCGTCCAACGACATGTTTCCTGTATTTCCTTCGGCATATCAAGATACCGTTGGTATCGCATTACATGGTACAAATCAAACAATATATCTGCGGTCTCATCATAACCTACTCCATGATCTACGTCGCCCCAGCACAATGACTTCAACTCCCGACAAGCATTCTCCACATGTTCTTGCATTTCCCAGAACTCATTCGTCGAATGTCCCAGATCACGCTGGCCGTCAGGCTTTCGTGGATGAGTTTCCGCATACTTCTCATGCCAGGCTTCTTCGCATGGCTCTTGAAGTGCGTGTTCAAGTTGTCCCCAGATGAGACGGCCCTGTCTTTCGCAAGCGTACTCAAGGATCTGCATCTGTTTTTCCGTAAGTTCGACCAGATACTTTCGAGGTGGTTGTGTATTTGTTTTGTCCTTCATGAAAACGAAATCTGGCCGCCGCATAATGCGGCGGCACTAAGTTACCATTTTATTGCAACAAAATCGGCCCAAATTTCAATAAATTGGCGACCAAAATAAATTGCCAACGCTTCCGTTTTTACAGCAAGGCGAGCCCCGAAGACCGAAGACGCATTCGAGAAGGCGGGGTTCGAGGGCGCACAACCGAGACCGGCATTCGACCCGTTAAACGCATACCCACCCCACAACAGGAGCAAATTCCGCTGCTTCTTCTCTTCCTCAGTCATATTCTCAATCTCGCCTTTCGTGTACAGATAGAACCATGGGAACCATCTATACTCTCCTTTCTTAAACTGTGGCTTCCATCCCTCATTTAAGGCTTCTGCAATGATTCGCAGTTTGTGATAAGCGATTACATCCTTTGGTTCATCTTTGTATTTTTCCATGAAGGCAGCAGCATCCACCCCAATTTCTGCACAGGCAGTTTCAAATGAAGTGACCCTTTCGCACACCTCTAAAGGATTGACAAGATTGTCCTTGCCAAAAATTTCTTCCAGCAATTTCTTGATCTCTGGTGTTTCTGACTTGTAGGCTTCCCGTGCTTGACTTAAAGCCTTCTCCGGATTGTAGTTTTTCTTTTCCATTTTCTTTATAATGATTATAATGTTCCTTCAGTAAGTCTCTTGCGGAGACGATCTAATTTCTTGCTGCGTTCCTGACAAAATTCTTCCCAGCCTAACATTAGAGCCAACTGTTCGCACATGATTGAAACATCTGCCAATTCCGTCATGATGTCCTGGCGTGAAGCACGACCTCTGGGAAATTTCGCCAAAGCACTTATCAACTCGCCACATTCTTCATTCATCAGTGCCACTCTGGAATCTACTCCGCATTTTTCTATGACAGAGTAATACAATTCTTGCTCATCCTTTGTCATAGTTTACGGATTCTATAGTGTTCTATGTCACGTGGCTCAAAAACACCTTCACCCTGAAGCGTACAGATGAAATCAAATATCTTCTGAGCATTTTCAATGTTGTCGAACCCTTTATCCCAGTAAAGCATGACCAAGCGGCACAACTCATGTGAATCGCACAGGTTCTGATCATAAGCAGCCACATCATACTTCCCGGTTTCTTTATCCTTGAATATCATATCAAGGTCAGGCTGAAAGAAACATGAGTACTGTTTCCTGATTCCTTCTATATGCCTCTTCATTTCCTTTAGAGCCCGATCATGCTTCGCCACCCAGTCTTTATCATTACGTATGACTTTCTTATCTTCTACTTCCTTATGGAATTCCATCATTCGGCTTTCAATGTCTTCAAGAACTGTGGAAGCACCAGTAACCATGTTAAGCATGACCGTAATAAGCCAGTTTATCTTCTTTTCGGCCTTAGCCCATCGTTCTGCCTCTTTCTGAACAAGTTCCTGATTGGTTGCGAAACATGGACCGGCATAAGCATACGGAAGGATATGTTTCTGCAGTCGGGCACACCATGTACAGTTCTGTTCTGCATAAGCACAGTCCGCACATCGCTTCAATCTGCCTTTTCCATCGACAGGCAGGTTTACGGGAGTCTTGATTGTAATCTTGACCGGCTTGTTATCTTTATTCATGTTATTTCTTTGATTTGTTATACTTTCTCTTGATAAGATATACCCTGACTATGCCGTTATAGCCAATCAGAGGGGATAGAGGATAGGCCTTTATATCTTGATAGGCAGGATTGGGATCATGAACTACATTGAAGTTCTTGTCAATGATTACCGCGTGTTCTGCAAAGGTTTCATAATTGAAATACATCGGAGAGAAAACAGTGGCCAGAAAAAGGCCATCAATGCCCTCGTGATCTTTGATTGCATCCAGTAATAATGACGGATCACTCTGTCCGCATTCATCGCAGCACTCCGTAGGATTATAGATGTTATGAACATTGGGGTTATGCAACATCATATATTCATAAGAATACCCTTTGGAGCCCAGAAATCGCCTCATACAATCCGTCCAATTCTTTACTGTTACGAAATTCGGCACTTTCCTGTCACTGATTCCCAACAGAGAACAGATGACAGCTCGCAGACAGTCTCCTTTTTCGGGATCAATTATTTTTTGATATACTTTTCTCATGCTTGTTTCGCTTAAGGATTTGTTCTATAATCTGGTCGGCATCTTCAAGGTGAAGCAGCAAAAAGTCGTTCCATTTTATAGATTTTGGGGAAGGCAGTATAGTATTATCATGTAAATGGACCTGATACATAATCCAACCATTCTTTTTACCAAGAATTTCATACGTTTTCCTTATTGGAGACTCGAATGGATCATCATGGCAAGTCTCCACTTCAAAGGTGTCGTTTTCTTTTAAGAGTTTATACGCACGCCTTCTCAGAATTCTGGGAATTAGAATCATTACGACTCCCAGAATAGCAAGTAATACAAATGTTAAAATCTGACTCATTTTCTATTGTTTTTTTCTAATAATGACCAATACCTGAGTTGTCCCAGTCTTGCGACTGTGAGTTGTTCCTCCAGAAATAATTTGCGGTGATTACCAGCGTTATACTGCGAGCCGACAGCCCGATACCTTCCGGTAGTCTCATCTTTCACTGACACACGAGACACGCAACCTTTTTCTGTGAACTTCAAGAGAGCAGGACACCACCCGGAGCCATACTGCGCCTTGAGAAAATCCACCACTTTATCGACGATGGATTCGGGTACACAATAGTAGAAATAGTACACCTGCTCGGCATCGTGTTTATGGTCTTTCTTGAAGTCTGCCTTGAAATCCTGCCAGCTTCTTTTGATTTCTACTTCTGTCAGATAACCGGCCTTGCTTATCACGACAAAATCGGCTTCATAAGGCAACAAGCCATAGGAGAGATTCGGGATCATAATGTCCGATCTTTTATTCCACATGCCGCTATTTCTAAGGGCCAATGTTATCTGCTCTACACTTAATTGAGTATCCATACCTAATCTTCCTCACTATGATAGGTCTTAACATCGTGACCATAATTAAATTCCGTATTATCCATATCAAGATCAACCCGATATTTAAGAAGTTGCTCGCCTTGAGCCTGTACCCATTCCCGACCAAATGCTGGTCGAAATCCTACATCGAGAGACAACCATGAAGGGTCCTGAAAGGCTTCTTTCACCTTCGTTTTTACTATAAACAGAAAGACCAGCAAGGCCAGCAGTAAGATGATGATAATTGCTACAATCATAGGATTTCTTCTTATAATCTTGCCATATACGTTAATCATTAGAGGGAATTAGGAGGAATTTTCAGGGAATTCCCCCTAATTCTGCTTATTTCTTTAACAAGTCTTCGTTGTCATAAACATTTCCTATAACTTCAGCCCATTCATGCGTCGGGGCCTGGGTCACACATTCATCATCAAGATTATCGTTCCAGAGGAAGGCAAAGACACCTCGAACAAAACGGACGACGATTTTATGTTTTTCCATACCACGAAAGGAAAGTATGTCATCTTCATAAATCTCCTTTCCATTCTTGTCTTTGAGACCGGTAAACTGACAAATGGTTTCTTTGTCGCACATTGCTCCTGCAACCCTAAAGAAATGCGTGGCACCTGCCCATTCGTACTTTTCATCTACATACATTTCGGAGTCTGCATCTATAACACAAAAGTCGTCAGCCACAAGCAGCCCACTACCATTGGCCCACTCGCCATTGTCGAGCCTCTTCGCCCTGAATTTAATTTCTCGCATAATCAGTCCTCATTTTTGGTGTTCTTTTCATACTCAGAATAATCTTTCCCGATCACTTTGTAAACTGTCCTAAACATTGCGTTCTTTTCTTCTACACTCATAGTATCTATGCGGTCAATACTTTGATCTAACTTAATGTTAAGCATAATAAGGAGAGGGTAAAAGTGGGGTTCTACATTATCAGCATACCGAAGAAATTCCTTTCGTAGTTGAATGGCATCTTCTTTTGTAATGTTAGTTTTCATAATTTCTTTTCCAAATACTGCTTTTTAAGAGCGTCTTCCTTAATGAGCCATTCGATACAGTCAATGAGATTATCGTAGGTAGTAGGGTGAGAATAGAAATATATGTCTTTATTAAAGGTTACACCCTCGTACCGTATCGCTATTGTTCCTGTGTCATCTCCAGCTATCTCAATCAGCCTGTGCAGACTCCAAGCAGGGACTATTGGTTCCGGTTCTACCAAACTCGGAAAAGTATTTCTATCATCCTCCCATTCACAGAATGGTTCTGCGGTCACATACCAACCGTCATCATCCTTGATATGTATTGTCATATCCGCAGTCTCCTTCTTGAGACCGAGGGAAAGCAGCCTATCAGACTGCTCCCTCGTAGTACTTATCTGTGATTTGAATTCCATATTATTCTTTCTTCTTAAACTTCATACACGCATTGTAAAGAACATTTATGAGTTCCGCACCCTCCAATTCATCAAAAGGATAATACTTCATGAAAACGTATCGACCACCCGATGAGCCCCTATTGATTGCATAACATAGGTCATTTTGTTCTATAAAGGCTAACAGTTCACCTACTGAATACGCTGGCGTATTACTTGTCAGAGGACATCTTTGTGGCGGCGGATAGCCAATCCCCAAAAGTTTCGCTGTTTGTTTTTTGTTAGTGTATTGTATCATTACTCTTCCTCCATTAAATAATTCAAATCAAGATAACCATTAAAGACAGCATGTTCTATGTCCTGAATGATACTCTCATAGGCATCTGGAAAGAAGAATGAGTAATTTCCTGTGCCTTTTGAGTATATCTCAATAAGCCTGTTCAGACTCCATGCAGGAATAGCATTATCTTTAACAATGATATTACAGACTTCATTAGGGTTTCCCACAACTGGCCTTACACTTAATTGTGGCATCCATAACATATCTGCTGTATCTCCTGACAGACCGAGATCAAGTAGTCTCTTAGACTGCTCAATAGTTGTGCATACTTGACTATTGAATTCCATAGATCACTCTCCTAATACTTCATTAAGTATTTCTGTCACTTGTCTTACGCTTTCCATTTTGAGTTCATAAATGGCTTTATCTCGATGTTCCAAGATAGACTTTATCTTATCCCACAGGTCATTACTTACTTTAGTCCAATGGTTAAAGTCATCCACTTTATATTGTGCGTATGAATCGTAGTTTGTACCTTTTTCTGTCAGTTCGATTCGTTCACAGTGAACATGTGGATTATTTATTTCCTTGATTCTAACGATGTATTTTGCACGATATGTCTTAAACACAAACACATCCCCAGCCTTATACTGTAGCCCAAATAGCGAGGGTTGGTTTTTTAGGTCAATGACACTATCTATCGCATCTTCAATATCATTGTCTAACTCTGACTTCAGTACTTCAAGTTCTTCCTCAGACAATTTGTTCAGTATTTTTCGTATATCCATAATTGTATTGTTTTCATGTATTACTCGATATTCTTCCTCAGCCATACCTGGCTTGATATGACTTCAAAGCCTTTCCGGAGATACCACTGACGAACCCAGTCGTCGGTATCGCTTCTCAGCTGTATTTCTGTACACTTCAGAGGCTTGACAATCTCAGCGCAGTAGTCTAACAGTTCTGTCGCCCGTCCTTGTCCTCGGACTTTCTCATCTACATAGAGATCAGAAATTACCGCAACATGAGGTTCATCCGGATAGATATAAATGCGGCATGAAGACATATTATCTTGTGACATTATCGCTATTACGGTATAATCACTCCAAGGACATGACTGTGTATTGAAATCCATACTTACTACCATTCGTTATATGGGATTTGTTTCCTACTTAATACGCCCTCCCTCGTAAACAGAGTCTGCGGCCCGTCTTCCTTGAACTCTGAAACGACATACTCAATGAGTACAAAATCGTTATCACGAAGTATAGGATAATCATCATTCGAGAACCAGTGCAAAAGCGTTTCTCTATCAGGAGCAGAACAATGGTACCTATTACCACTCGGAGCGACATAATGCGAATCGTCCCTTCCCATTGGCATTTCCTTCGATGATAAATTGAGTTTATGGATATAACCACTATCACTTCCGTCCCTCATATACCATAGGCCCAAATCCTTGTTTGTGGCATGTTCAAACCGATATACCTTTCTGGTGTTAGATATTCCTTCTATGTTCCAGTCTATTTCTATTTCACCTATTGCACAGGCCCTTTGCAGTTGATGGATATAAGGACACATCGGAGTATGTATGTTCTTGACATATCCTTTGAACTGATGATTTACTTTTATCAGAGTTCCGATGTCCCATAGACAAACTGTCACTATCTCATCGTTAAATCTCTCGCGGTCCTTTCCCAGCCGAACATATTCATCATGGAATGTTTCTCTGCTGAAATGCTTCATGAAGCCATTTTGCTGAAGGAAGTCTGCGGTAATGATTACTGGAGACACATGGTGTAACCGTTCATAGTGCATTCGTGGTTCATTTGGCTTGAGGTGGTAGCCAACCTTGCGTTTAGTCAGTTGCTCGATCTTGCGAGGATGATTATCAATCATCACTATATCTCCGACCTGTAAATCTTTCGCTTTCATTTTACTCTTGTTATACTGATTTTGTTATTATACCCCTTCCGGCATCTACAGCATAGCGACATGCTCTCATGTAGTTCATTTTTGGGGTTGTTTCATATTTTCCTGTCACTGTTGGATTGGAGCAGTCTCCTTGGGCTTCTACGACAAAGCCCCTCCTTTCAAGGTCCTTTCGATGCGTTGTCTGCCAAAAGTTTCTGGGTTTCCAGAACTTACAATCAGCACAGCATTCACAGCCAGTATCAGTACTCGTCTTCATCATCTGTCTGCTGGTATTGATCATAACTGCATACTATTGACTTTTTCTGCATCTGAACGTAATGTTCACATCCGAGACAATTATCCTTTCCCAAAGGACAATCATAAGGAATGACTTCCGCTATCTCCACATATCCCATAATGGCTTCCTTTATAGTATTATTATTTCGCTCTCATGCCTCCTGCTTATGTAGGCAAAGACATCTTCCCGTTCAATAACTTTTTCCTTGATTTTACGCACTCCGTTGGCATATCGCCTCACAAATTCAAGGTCAGTGCTCCATGAAATACCGGGATCGGGTTCCGACTTATAGGCTCTATAAACTGTCATCGGGAAAACCATATTCTCCAGTTCCTTGGCATCCTCCACTGTCATGAACCATCCTTTGCAAGGGCGTTTGGATTTGAAATAAGGCCTGAATTCATCCGCATTATCCGTACTCCCGGCTACGACCCATACGGTCCTCAGCAGCTCCCAATAATGAGGATTGCAAAGCATCTTGGCATACTTGAAGAATATACGTTTGACTTTGTCGGCATCACCTTCCACATCCCAGGCGTGGATCAGTTTCTTCGCAACAGAACACGATCTTTCCAATTCCTTTTTAGGTATGGCTGGCATTCTCCGCGTAAATTCAGTTTGAATTATCCGTCGTTTCATTGATTCTGCAGTTTAAGAATTCTATCCAACAGTTCTCGATTCGTGGTTTTAAGTTGTCTGATTCTCTCAGCTTGTGAAACTGTTGTCTTACGGAGAGATTCAAAATCCTGATTAGCCTTATTGATTGCTTTAGCCTGTATTCTGACTGCTCGTACCTCTTCGGGATCAACTGTGTTTTCCATCTTGTCGATAGTCTCCTTCAGAGTATTGTTTTCCTGCAGCAATACTTCTTTTTCAGAGAGAGCAGCATTCAGTTCAGCCTTTAGACATTCAATATCTTCCTGAGCGACCTTCAATAGTGCTTCTGCCGGTATCTTCATAAGGCCATGAATAGCACGAGACTTAATGAGTGGGCTCTTGATCACGAGATAATGAGTTATATCCGAGTTACTATAAAGCACATCGAAATTAACGAGGTTGTCAATTAGGATATATTCTTTGCTTTCTGAGCAATACACAACAATAGGCAGGAGGTGGGACAGCCTCTTTAGCGTCCCATCAGGGATTGCCCCGGAACTATCACGTTCTATTTTGGTCCAGTTATTCTTCATTTCCTTCATTATTTGGTACAAAGCATTCCTTCTTATTCTCAGAGTCGCAACTGCAACCCTCCCACAACTTCCGGCATTGTTCGCATTGTGGTTCTGGTTCTTCGATTGTTACCAAAGAAAACAAACCGTTAAGCAACAGAGCAAGCAGATGAATAACTCCTACTATCAGCATGGCTACAATGAGAACACATAATACCAGAAGGGCCATTATTCCATCAATTAACTTTCCCATATCAAATCCGTATATCCAAATGAACCTTATCCTTTAACTCCCTCTGCAGAATATGAACATGAGGAACCGGAACTCTACTGATTGTAGTGATTCCGCAGGCTATGTCGGCAATAGGCAAAGGATCCTCCAGACTGCTATGGGTGCATATCATGACATTCCTCATTTGGTCATCATAGTACATGAAGGTTTCCTCATCAACCTTGTCAAAATCATTCTTCAACAGAATGGCATCTGTGAGTGGAACTGGCAGAACTTTTTCGATTACGCATTCCAGAAATATAGTTGCGTCATCGTCTCTACCCAAACGCAGGTAATACTGGCCACCTAAACGGACAATTTCGTTTACCATCAAAGGCATCGGGTATTCAACATCATTAACCCTCACCCAGTCTCCTATGCTTATTTCGTTAATTTTCATCATATCGGTTAGTTTACAAGTAATACTGCATTATCTATCGGTATGTCGTAGTCGCCACACCTGTAATAAGTCCCATAAAAGTTTGACCATTTCTTATCTACATCCAGAACAGTTCCTTCCTGAAGTATAGGTTTTGCGACAAACCAAGGACGGGGATATAATCTTTCCTCATGCTCATCATGAGCACATTTTGTCTGTTTTATAAGTTTAATCTTCATCGAATTCAAACAATTTAAGTTGTGCATCCTCAGCATCAAGTTGGCTGGCTACATATTGTAGCGTTTTGCCATACTTAAACCCGTATGATGTCAGATTCGGTGTATGGCTAAGTGTTTCCAACTCTTTCCATAGATCAGGGTGCCTTTTACGGAACCTGGCCAATGTCGGAATTCTGCAGTTAGGACAGAACCAACACCCCCCCCGAGTACCTTCACGATATATGGGAGACAATAACCCATATTCAAGGCATTTTTCCTTCGCCATAGCCTCGGTATATCCATATTTCAGCAGCAAGGAGACCTTTTTTATTCGCCCCTTGACATCCAGTCTTGGAATACGATTAGGCTCATCTGTTGCAATCCCGACATACTGAACTATCTCAAACTCTTTCCTGTATTGTCTGTAATACTTAAGTATCGGATTGAGTTTACATTCTCTGTTGATTGTGCATTTGCCGCCGATTGGAAAACCATAGATTTTACCTTTGTAATTCCCCCCCCGACGGCGTTGCGAAAAAAACTGACATAGTCTTTCTTGGCTTTCACGACATCAACAGTGACACCCATCTGCTCTAATTTCGGGATAGCCGTTGAATATATCCACTCTATATGTTCCGGTATTTCTCCGCTGATTCCTCTCTCATGGTCAAACATGACTTCTGCAAAGACAACCTTATCGAGAGGTTCTTTATTTTCAAGAGCCAGGAGTACTGTCGCAATGCTATCCTTTCCAAAGCTGCAACTCGCTATGTAAATTGGTTTCTTATGCTTCTTCATAACATGCTCGCTATAAGTCTGAGAGTCATTTCTGCCACGACATCCTCGTGCATTTCGTTTGCTTCATCGTCTGCATACGGATGATCTATATATCGTTTTCCCATAATGCTTATCTCCTGTTCGACATCGGCATCATGATACTTGCTATCTTCAGGATCAGAGTGGAAGCACATTGTCTCATAGTAGGCATTCAGAGCAACCTTGCCTGGTGAAGTCTGCTCCTGAGGTCCCCACATATTACCAACCGTACTGACGACGAGTCTTATGTCTCCATATTCGAGAAGAGTGTTCCTCCGGAAATTGCAGTAATGACAGCATATAAAGTGGCCAGCCCAACCTCGTTCAGTCCGGGTTACGACCCTACGGCTTGCCCCCCCCGATTCAGACTTCCCCTTTTTTGATAACCCATATTGCACATCCATCCTTTCTTAGTGTTATTCTTGTACCTTTCAGAACCTCCCATAAGTTCCCACTTCTTCGGCAGTCTATACAACACCATATAGCGAGCCTTACTTGCGTGTCTTTGGGAATATATATCGGCAGGACTTTATTATAAAGCCATTTTGAGAGCCTTTGAGTTAATTTCTGTTTTGCCATGTCATTTAACTTTTTCAAATTCATAAACCCATACACATGGGTTGCTTTCCCATGTACCACGTCCGCACAACTTATCCATAAGGGCAGCAAAGGCTTCTCGTGGCGTTTCATAGTCTCCCAAGCATCCACCGACGATATAGGTCTTACGCCCGAATGCAGTCGATTCTCTCACACCCTCCCTCATACATTCGTGGTCGGTAATATCCTGTAGCCTTTCAATATGGAGGCCGGTAATTTTAATCTGATGTGGCATCCTGTCTGCTTTTACGAACATCTTGTTATTCCATCCGGCTTCCTTTTTGAACTCTTTGGTAACATCCTCGGTAGAATTTCTAAAGACATCGTAATAGCATTGAGCAATAGCGACAATATCGCCGACCTTATATGCCGGTTCAAAAAATAGATCACTGCTATCCAACACATTGAGCATCGACTTATCGGTTCTTACCCAATGGAATTTGCCGATATTCTTTTTATTCTTGGTTTCTGTGGTACTACCAAGTATAACCACCTTCCAACCAAATTCATCAGTAGGCTGCTGAACTGGTAATATGCGACGAGTAACGGTCTTATTCCCGTCAATTACCGCACGTGTGAGGTAATAATAATCTGAAAACGCAATCTTCTTCATAATATCAAATTTGATGGTCATTTATGCAGTGAATCGTGCGAGGATCATCCCGAAGGACAGGATCAGCACAATGGCTGCAGATTGTATGGCTGTCATCAGTCCACCAGCAATTCCCGGCTTCGGGATGCCAACATGGATTTGTGTCCGTGCAGCCACATACCGAACACACTCCGTATATTTGTTCTTTTGCCATGATCAAAAAAGTGTTTGCTGTGTTATAGTGTGATTACCGAAGACCTCTATTCCCAGGCATTCCTTGTCAAATCTCTCCTGCGAGGCATCGAAGTAGCCCTTGTCAAGTTCGCATCCGTAGAAGTCGAGACCGAGGCGGTATGCCGCTATGCGGCTCGATCCGGAGCCGAGGTGAGTGTCGAGTATCTTCTGCCCCCCCCGAGCGAAATTCTGGAATATCCAAGCGTAAAGGGCGACAGGCTTCTGAGTCGGGTGAATCCGGAACTCATTCTTCGATTTGTCTCCCTGCATGATATGGCCTTCTGAAATGCTCTTGCCCTGCATCATTCCGTTCCACATGAAACGGAACATCCTGACGGAATCGAAAAGATTTGTAGCAGCTATTTCGCAATCCGAAAAGGATGATGCGCCATTGCATTTATCCCAGACTATGCGACCATGCTCAAATACATAGTCATAGTAGTTACATCCCCATACGATATACCGTTTGGAAACCCTTTTCAATTCGTCAAAGAACTCTGGCTTAGGAACGGACCATTCATCACTTTTCTTATAAGTTCGATGAACTCCGTTTGAATTCACTGCCTTACCGTAAAATCCTCTTTTTTCAGGACCGGAGAAGTACGGAGGATCAACGACAGCAAGGTCAAAGAACTTGTCGGGCATAGACTTCATGTATTCCATGCAGTCCGTGTTGTATATCTCACTTACCATCGTGTATGCCGTTAAATGTTCAACAGTTCCCCAATGGCACTTTCGACATTTTCAGATGCAGCCTCCAAGAATTCCACATTATCTCCCATTTCCAATGCGTTGTCAGTCTCTTTCAGACTTTCAGGAAGGGATTCATACGCAGTGCGTTCCTCATTTGCCAACTGAGTTATCTTATCTCGGCTCTGCTTCAGTTGTTCTACAACCTTAGCAATTTCATTTCTTCTTTTCTTATTCATCATCATCCATAATTTACTGTTGCACCATTTACCCTATAGGCAGGTCATCGTCGTCATCATCAGGCAACTCACCACTTATCTGCTGCTTTTTGGTAGAGGTGTTTGATGGTCTGCGCCTTGTCTGTTGAGTATTTCCCTGATTTCTATCTTCAGAGTCCTGCCTTCTGTCAAGGACCTGAATGGAATCGACGATTGTCTCTGTGATATAGACTTTCTTGCCCGTATCTCTATCCTGATAGTCTCTGGTCCTCACTTTGCCGGTGATGTAAACCATTGAGCCCTTGCGGACAAATCTCTCAATAAAGTCAGCCGCTTGCCTCCATGCGACGCAACGGTGCCAATCCGTAATGGTCTGGTAATCTCCGTTGCTATCCTTGTACTTTTCTGTTGTTCCGACAGAAAGCATTGCCACTTTCTGTTGTCCTCTCGGGCCATCCGCATAGCGGACCTCGGGATCACTGCCAAGGTAGCCGATGATGATGTGTTTGTTTTCTGATGCCATTATTTCTTATATTTTACCTTGTTAAGCCTTTCTATACGACGGCAGTTCTCAACCCTCAGACAGCCGCAACTTCTTGTGTGGCCTCCGGTCAGGTTGCTGGCCAACACGACTGCAGTGTTTCCGCATTCACACTTGCATAACCATTTCCCAACCTTGTAATCGGTATGCCCTACCAACTTTTCCGCAGTGAGTCTCCCGAAATGTCTGCCCGTCAAATCATTTATGTGCCTATTGGATTTCATACTGCCGTCTTCATTATCTTTTCACAGTTGGCGACATACAGGCTTTCAGCCCACACTTTCGGGATAATAGTCACCACTGCATTGCCTATGTATTTTTTCTTCTCGGCCTGAGTGCCTATCAGGACATATTCACGAGGGAAACCCATTATGAGTTTTAGTTCAGTCTCATTAAGCATCCTCATCTTTATATCCGTAATGCCATACATTGCCATGAAGAGTTTAATTTCAATCATAGCCTTGCTGTCAGACTCATAGACTTCATACAGGAGACCGTCGTCCACTTTCTTTATGAAGTCAGGAAGATCATCACAACACGAGGCTGCCATGAGATACGGAGGCATCTTATCCATCCTTGCTATGAGTGTGAAGCAAGGCTTATCTACAGAGCCTCCCGGAGAAGAAAACTGAGGATTCATGAGATAGTGCCACTTTCTATTGGCGGTAATGGTCTGAGCCGGATCGTCAATGGAACTGCCGACATTATTGAAGTTGGTGTTCATTATCCATGGCTTGCAAACCACTATATTCTGCTTCGGATTAGTGAGCAAGGTAGGACACGGACTATCCATGTCGGAGACCTGTCCCCCTCCCGAGTACTGGTTTACGATGAATGGAGTGACGCAAGCCAAGCGATCCTTTGTCGTGATGGTAGGTGCCGGGGCATCAATGCTGTGGTTTCCTCCGTTCCCATAGTATGCAGTAATGAAGGCATGATGATCCTTTGTCGTGATTGCTCCTGCAGGACCATCAATGGTGATATTCTTGCTTTCAGGTTCACCACTGAACTGTTTTGAAAGGAAAGAAACCTTTGCTACCCCTAATCGGTTCTGAGTTGCGATAGTAGGACACGGTTCATCTACACCCGGGGCATGATAAATACCTGCCCTGCTCATAGAATTCCACTTTACGAGAAACGCATCCTTGCCTCCTGCGACGAACTTGACGAGTCCGGCATGAATCCTTTTCAGAGTAGCGTCCACAAGGGGCTTTTTTCGACCGAAAATAGACTTTCCCTCGTCGTTCAAGTCAAGGACTTCCCTCACGGGCTTCCATGCCTCCAGACTTCCAAATATGCCGTTCTTTGGGGATTTTTCGTGGGAAGCCTCGGGAAAGACTATCGGAAGATCACCTTTGGCAAAGATTCCAAAGAAACGTCTGCGCGAAGTGTATGCACCGTAGTCTGCTGAATTTAGAATGCGATAGTCGAAATGATACCCGTATCTGCAAACATTCTGCACCCAAAGCATGTAGAGTCTTCCGGCATCCTTGCTTACAGGCTTGCCGTTCTCATCAAGGTCTCCCCATGACATGAACTCTTCGACGTTCTCAATCTGTATATAGTCCGGGTTAAGCCCTTCAATATATCTGAATAAATGTTCAGCAAGAGTTCTGCTGTCTGCATCGCGTGGCAGGCCTCCTTTTGCACGTGAGAAGTTAGTACACTCAAGGGAAGCCCAGAGGATAACCTTTGAATCCTTGTATTTCTTTCGCTCTGACTTTGTATGCCTGATGAGTTCAGAAATGTCAAGAGTACGGATGTCTTCAGTATAATGCTTTGCCTCGGGATGATTGGCTGCATGTGAAGCAATGGCATTCTTGTCGTGATTGACACAGGCGATGACTTTTGCACACTTGTCTTTATCCACCCGAGCAGCTTCCACTCCGGTACTGGTTCCACCAGCACCGCAGAAAAGGTCAATGTACAGAAGTTTCATGGCTCAAATGGTTTTGTTTGTAATCCTGTAATGCGAGCCTGACACACCTGCAGGCGTTCTTTGATTTGAGGATAAGGTCGATGTTGTTCCCCCCCCCGTCAGCAACGATCCGAACTCTATCCGAATTACGGAGTACTTCGATTGCCGCTGATATTATTGTGTTATCTGTGTTCATGATCCTATGATTTCGTAGTATTCGTAGTTTATGGTTTTCCCTATTCTGATAAGCCCTCTATCACTCAAAGTCCTGGCAACTCTTTCGACTTGATCCAAATGACATCCGCTAATTCGTCTGGATATGTCAATGGACGTAACGACTATCGGATATTGTCTTTTGGCTTTCATTTCGGAAGAAATCTCTTCTATGAGTTTGAGAACCTTTTCAGTCATTTCAAAACAGTGTTTGTTGTGTTACCGTGTGTTCACCGATCACCTCTATTCCCAGACACTCCCTGTCGAATCTCTCCTGCGAGGCATCGAAGTAGCCCTTGTCAAGTTCGCATCCGTAGAAGTCGAGACCGAGGCGGTATGCCGCTATGCGGCTCGATCCGGAGCCGAGGTGAGTGTCGAGTATCTTCTGCCCCCCCCCGGAAAAATTCTGGAATACCCAAGCATAAAGGGCGACGGGTTTCTGAGTCGGGTGAATCTTGTCACCGGTTCTGTTGTCATATCTGAATATCTTTGCCGGAGCAGAGAATGAAGTCCAAGCAATCTCTATCTGCGAGAAATTCTCCCAAGGCTGCACTTTATCCCAGCACAGAACACACCTCGTAGGAGGTAACGGGAAATAATTACCGCCCCAGATAATCTGATTACGGCTTACACGAATAAGTTCCTCAAAGTACTCAGGACCGGGGACACAGTCCCATTTGACAAACTTGTCTGCCCCTTTATTGAGTGTCCTGTCGCGTAGTTTTCCTCTGCCATGTATAGAGCCTTTCGGAAGTCCATACGGAGGATCAACGACGGCAAGGTCAAAGAACTTGTCGGGCATGGTCTTCATGTATTCCATGCAGTCCGTATTGTATATCTCACTTACCATGTTGCTTTCCTTTGTTACGTTTCTCGGCTTTGTTTAACTTGAGACGAATCATGCGGAAAAGGTTTTCAATCCTATTCTTCCGAGGATTCTTGATCTCGTTTTCCAAGGATTCAAGATATTTGCGTATATCTCTCGTCTCTGCGTCGGTCAGTTCCATATCAGATTCTTCTCCATTGAACCTTTAAGCCCTGGAAGCGGTCAGCCACCAAAGGCCATAGAGTAGGATTATGTCTGCTTATGTACTCATAGACCTCCTTGGTGCAGTACAGACTCATGGTCGTCCCCACCAGTTCCGAATGAGACCTTTCGTCAAGCATTTTGGCCGCAACCTCAGGATTTGATTTGATGATCTCGTCATATAGAGTTTTCCAGACAGCCAAGAAGTGAGACGTACACCTCTTGTCTTTTGATTCAGGAGACCATAGTTTCGCAGCAAGAATACGCTTGCCTTCCGTGTCAAGAATGCCATCCCTGGTCTTCCATTCACGCAACTCATTCCAGTTATAGAATTTTTCAGTCTCCTTGCGCGGATTCATATAATTCTCCCAGAAAAAGAAAGAAAAGACTTTTTCTTTTTCTTCTTTGGAATAGGAATACGTAGTATTACTATTCATTTCTTCTGGTATAGAAGAATAAGAATTATCACTTATATCTGTTTTATTTGAATTTAATTTTGTTTTATTTACTTTACTTTTATTTACTTTACTTTGTGTACCTTTTTCAGAGGAAACCCCGAGGTTTTCAGAAGAAACAACATCAGACGATGGGTTTTCTCCAGATATTTCGGAAGAAACTCCATTTTGAGGGTTATTACTTCCGTTGCCATGCGGAGTAAACCCACTCGGGGGAATAGTTTCTTTTGCATTTCTTCCGAAGAAACCCGAAGAAACCCCACCGTCGAGAACTTCGCTAAGACCCTCAATTTCTCCGAGGTCAAGTTCTATCGGTTCAGTTGATTCCGGAAGACAAGAGTACTCTGTTATACGTGACGTGCGCCGGCATAACTTGCATATATTCTCATATCGCATCTGAATACCCTTCGAGGTCAAAATTCCCTCATTATTGTACAAATCTGTGTCGAACAGACCTATTTTTGCACAATAATCCATGATAGAAAGGGTTTCTTCCTCAGTTACTCCGGTTTCTTCCGAAGAAATGAACGCAACGTCGTCATTCTTTCGTAAGAAATACCCTTCTTTGTAGATTAAACACAGAAGAAACGAGTACACAACGATTCCTTCTGTTCCTTTGGCTTTTAGCAGCCTGCGTACCTTGATGTCGTGGAAAAAGCTGACATCGAATGGGAAGTACTCTATTCCTGCGGTCTTTGGTCGTGCCATACCTCTCTCCTTTTTGATGAATAATTGTTAAACATATTGTATTGCTCCTTATTAGGTTTATGATTCTTTATAGAAGCCCTGAAAGCGTACAAGGTCATCGGAGTATTCCGGTGAACGCAAGAGGCCGTCACCCTTACCAGCCAAAGCCTCTGCACCAGGCTGTCCGAGTACCACTTCCGAGTCCTTTGCCTTAGGCATACGGAAACATACCTGAACAGGGAAATTGACCTTGATGTCTCCAGAGATGATTTTCGCTGATGCTCTTTGAGTTGCCGCTATAAGTCTGTAACCGAGCGACCTTCCCTTCTGGGCCAGCATCTTAAGGTTTTCTGAAAGAGATTTCTTTCTGCCTACGACTACCTTCTTGATCTTAGGTGTACCGTTGGCATAGAAACCTTCCTCTACTTCTTCGTAGATGTCAAGTTCCTTTCCTGATCTTGCCTGGTCGATGGCATCGGCAAACTCTTCATAGATGACCATCGTGTAGCGGTTGTACTTTCTCTTGGACTTGGCTCTTGATTGCATGTCCTCCACAAGTTCCTCGCTTCGGTTTTCAATGTCCTCAATCTCATTATAGACCTCAGTCTTGTCATCGGCCATGTCCGAGAACTCGTATTTAGGGTCGAAGATTATGATACGCTCCACCTGAGGCATCAACTTGGCAAATGCCACTACGGAGATAATGAGAACTGATTTTCCGGAGCCCGTAGAACCGCAGACGAGCATGTGGGGCGTACTCTGATTATCAAGGTCCCAGACCTTAAGATCGCGGAAGTTATCTCTTCCGAGAGGTATCAGGGTGCCGTCAAGCAATGTTCCGTCCCACATCAGACTTTCCGTGCGTTTCTTGCTCATTTCTATGCCGAGGAAACTCTTGCCTTCGTACATGATGAGGTTCTGAGGAATGCGGACACTTGACACATTGAGTGCATTGGCCAAATTCATGTGGAGTTTCTTGACTTCCGTGAACCGGACTCCGGCAGAGCATTCCAGAAGGTAAGTGTCCGACGAATATCCTGAAATCTCATGAGCCACATTGGTAACGAGACCGAAACTGCGTAATACATGCTCGATCCTTTCCTTGTTTGTCATATCTGTCATAGAAAAATCATATTGGATAAATGATGCTGCGTTCTTCTTGAATGAAGTGATAACCTTCGGGCTGATCATTGCCAAGGAAGAGTCCTTGACCTTACGCAGTCTTTGAGATACAAGTTCCTTCTTATCTTCAGGAACATCGAAGTCCTCCACTTCGGAAATCATTGTCCTCATGGTGAACTCGTATATTTCAGCCTTGCTGACGAGAGTGTCATTATCGTTGATGACATACTCATAGTCAGGGTCATTCAGAGCCTTGCACATACGTTTAAGCGGTGCATAGAGAAGGGCTTCATATAATCTTCTCTGATCGGGCTCCATTGATATTACATGCTTGCGTAACTGTGGGGACCGGTCTCTGTTCGCGGTCCTCTTGTTTTCGACTATCCAGACCACCGAAACTTTATGCTCTGGGCATAACGCTTCCTCTCCTATGACGTAAGTGATACCTTGCTTTCCATAGGTGAGGGCGATTTCTTCCTCATCAGAATACTGGGTCTTGGATTTATGGTCTATGATCACTATCTGTCCGTCACGAAGACGAGCCTTGACATCGAGACGGAAGTTAAGGGGCAGAGGTATGTCCTGGCCGTTCACTGTAACCCATGCCGTGCCGGACCTCTCGACTTCGAGGACTTCTTCGATCTCATCAAGATATATGGATTTTTCACGCATGAAACTCTCGATGAGGAAGTTTGCATCAGCGATAGCCGCTTCCATTGCAGTCTCTACGGTAGGGGTGCGTTTTTGCAGTTTCCATCTATGGGGCTCGAACTCCGTGATGTAGATGTATGCTATCTGCTGCAGATCAATGATGCTCGGCTCCGGCTTCTGGTCACGGAAGCACTCGAAGTAATACTGAAGTGCCTCGTGATAGGCATTTCCAGCCACAGTGCTTGACGAACTCCTGCCGGCCTCGCAGTAGATGTACTCTCGTTCAAACGCTTTCTCGTTTCGAGAGAAAGAATTGACCTTTGAATAACTCCACGAATCTAAGAGATAGTTTGACAGGTGTTCCTCAAGCTGCTCGGGTGTATATGATTCAAATCGTGACATGGCGTTACAAGAGTCTGTCTGAATCCTTTTCCTCCTTCTTTCCCTTTTCTCTCATATCCTCTTTCTTGGCTGCTACGCCTTCGGAGATCGCCTCTTCCTTCACCTTCTCGGGACGGAATTCGACATCCAGAGTAGTGTAGCCGTCCTTGATTGAATTGGCAAGAGAAATGAGTTTCACCACATGCTCTGCAGTGATTTCATCCATGTTTTTGAGACTGAAGTATTTTAGGATTTCCGCTTCCGTGACACCTCTCTTGGTGAACCACTGGATAGTCTTGTTTCTCTTCTTCTCAAACTCTTCCGCAGTAGCCACATTCTGAGCTGCGAATTCCTTGATCTTTTCAAGAACCGGTTTCAGGATTGCAAGTGGCACGACAGTGAATATCGCATTACGCATAGCAATACTTTGGGCGGCATTTCCAGTGATATTCTGCATATCCTCTGAGTATGTCGTTCCGTTCTTATAGGTGATACGCCTTATGACCTGTTTCGATACGGCATAGTTGGTCTCGGCATCAAAGCAGAAGCCTTCTGCAATCAACTGTTTCCCGTCATTAAGGAGGATTCGAGAGCCGACACGGAGATTCCCGTACTGGCTGGCTATAATCTCCGCGAAACGGATCGAAGGGCCCTCTATGGTGGTAGGCTGCCCGTCCTTTCCTTTGCGTTCAAGCATGTACACGCAAGACTCCGCATTCTCCGGATCAAGGGTGGCTATGGTAAAGGACTTGTCAAGAGCCGACTTTATATCACGCGGATAGCGTTTGGCTACACTAACAAGGCTCTCAATCTCCGATAGTGGGAGAAGCGAGGCTGCCGGTACAGGAGTTCCAAGTTCCTGAGCATTCTGAATTTCGTTACTCATAATCAATGTTTTTATGTTGTCAATAGCAGCCATGGGAGGTTTCACCACTCCCATGACCAGGTGCAAATCAAATTAGTACTCAAAAGCAACACATCCCTGCGTCTCTGGCACCCCGACACAGAACCAACCATGCCGGGGCAATTCTAACCTAAAACTTAACCTATGAAAAAACTATTTTCATGTTTTGCGGACCATCACGGCTGGCATTGTGCCCGGAGTAACTGTCATGTCGCTCCGGACTGAACGATTCTTAAACAAATGCTGTCTTTCCATGCTGCCAGTCATTCTTGCTGGAGATTGCTCTGAAGTTTTACGGAGCCAAGCGTTGCACATCCGGAAAGCACGTCTAACCTACAGGCTCTTTCCTTTGTGTCTCCAGCCCCACCCTTACCCCGACAAGGGCAAACGGATATACAGGCTTCCAACCCACAAACCGACTACGTTACCGCAGTCTGGAGTTTCTTCGTATTTCTTCGGAAGAAACCCAAAGAAACTCCCCGTCTATGTTAAGTTTTTGTGGAATAATGCGGAGTTAATGTGTGTTTATTCCGCGTTTCCTCTGTATTTCTAATCAAAATCAAGAATCAATCTTGAAGCAGCTTTGATGATGTTCACTCTCATGTCGCGGTCTTGTCTTCCGATTGTCAGAAGAGCATCGAACAGATGTCCATTCTTACCCATCACAGCCGCAGTGACTTCGCCATGCTTTATGTCCTTATCGGATTCCCCCCCCGTTCTGGCCGAATTGCCACGATGATGGCTGCTTCTTCTCCGATCTTGTCCTTGCTTAATTTTGCCTGACCCAATGACATAACGAAGTCCTGAGTCATTTCAAATAATGTTTTTTCCATGATTTACTTGTATTAGTTGGTTTGCATATCTCTGTCTGAATGTTTCACTGCTGACTCCTTTTGAATGTACTTTTGCTCTTCCATGAGGGTATCATGAAATTTCCCAAGGGAATCATGCAGTGGCATTATTGTGATACCCGTAAGCATCAGTCCCAGTCTATGTTCATCTGTTCCGGGGGGGGGTATTTGTTACACCACTGATAAACTGACATACTGTCTGTACGGAGTCCACGAACTTTTCGTGATCAATCCCGTTGAATGATAATTTCTTTAATTCCATAGTACTTGTATTTATGTTGGTTGTTGTTAATCCACATATTCGCAGATAGGACATCCGTCCTCATGGTGTCCGATGCACCTCATTTTCTCGTTCTGGTCTGTGGTGAACTCTTCGCCCACTTCAAGTTCAGGGTATTCGGAATCAATAATCTCTGTTTCCATAAGCGTTAATAGTTAAAAGTTGTGGTCTGATGCGGTAATCCTCCGCACAAGGCGTTCCCAGGTATCTGGAGCAACACGGGGCTACTTGTAATCCGGCGTGGGGCAACTCCGTGCGGTTTCGCTTCACCTGCAGCCTATTATTATTGCAGGACTTTCAGACCTTGTGGGAGAAGGGGGACTCGAACCCCCGACCCTTCGGGAAAACACCCCGACCCTCTGCCTCTGAGCTACTCTCCCAATTTGGACGGAGCCCATGAGGATTTCCGTCCTGTGTACTAAAACCTAAACCTAATGAATTCATCTGTGGAGCCTCACGGCTTGCACTTTGTGACCGGGGATGCGGTCAGGCTATCCCCGGCCTTTCAACTAACTAACATAAAATGGCACTTATCCAGTTAGCGTCTGATATTCCACATCTGGGAGGCACCGCCTCCGACGAGGACATCTATATTGGCATCCGGCTTATTTGCTATGACTTCCCATGCCTTAAGTTGGATGAACTGATCTGTGGTGAGCCCGAGTTCCCTCTGGTAGGCTTTGTCGGCTATCGCTCTCTGCTTCTCGGCACCCTCACGTGCCGCTTCCATTTCCTGCCTACGCTCCTGGGTCTGTTTGGCCTGAATCTGTGCTGCAGTATTATTCATTTCTTCGAGCTGCTTCTGATTCGGGATGGCACGTCCGGTGATGACGTTGCAGACGGTTACGGGCAACTCTCCTTTCTGCTGGGACAATTTGAGTATATATGCGACCATGTCGGCTTTTACGCAGGAGTCTATATGTGCGATTACCTCTCGGTTGCTCGTCAGGTCGAATGGCGAATAAAGGGAAACGTAATGTCGGGTCGTGTTCAGGTAGGTGTCCCGAATGTTGTTCTCGTACCAGTCCACACCGTAGTTCTGAAGCAGGACCGGGGTCTTTCCCTTCTGCACCTGTAGTGAGATCACGGTCTGAAAGTCGAGGGGAGTGTTCTCGTTTGAAATGATGTCGTCAAGTTTCTCTTCGTACTTGACCGGAACGACCTTGAATGTCTCATGTGATGTACTCCACCACACCCAGTCAAGACCTGTAGTGACCGGCTTCATATCCACACCGCCATGACCAAAGAACCATGGCTTGTGTACGAGTACCGCTTCCTCGTCCGCTCCCGGACGAACACCATGACAGCCTGTGATCATGAGTGCTGCCATCGCAAAAAATAGAATGAACTTTCTCATTGTTTTTGTGTGTTTTATGATTGTGTTAAATGGTTCTCTTGTAGGCCATCTTAAGTTCCATTCCGGTGACGAACGGTCTCCGGTTTACTGTCCTGTAGTGGACCGGGAGTCTCTTTTTCTTGATCCAGTACTGGATTGTCTTTGGGTGTACCCCGATAACCTTTGCCGCTTCGGTAAGGTTGAATGTCGCGGTGTCGCTTACTAATGGCTCTTGCATGACTTCATGTATTTAATTGTTTGACTTATGTTCGTTATAAAAGGGCGGTACGGGTTTATATTTATGGAAATCTCAACATCTAAACTTTATGGCTTATTCTTATCTCAACGGTATGTATGTACCGCCCTTTCTGTTTCTAATTGTCAGGAAATAGTGTGAATCGGTTGGCGTTGATTCCGCATTTCTTCAGAAGCACGTCGCAGAGGATGATCCGGTAGTGCATGACGGGTTTCTTGACCTTGCCTTGAGCCCAGTTCCAGAGCGTCTGATAGGTCACTCCCTTCTTTGCAAGTTCAGCCCTGACCTCCCTCTGGTAGTCTTCGGAGAGGGTGGGCCATATCGACGTGAATGGTCTTGTATCAGTCCCTATTTTTTCGCATTTTTGCATATTCGGCTTGTTATATCAAATGTTTGAGAGTGATTTGATATGGCAAAGATGAGAAAATTTCTCTTGATTACAAGCGTGTTTTTAAGAAAATTTATCTTAATGATTTAAGAATATGAACAACAACAGTACTGAAAGTCCTATCAAACAGAGACTTATCGAATTTATCGAATCTAAAGGAATTAGCAAGAACCGTTTTGAACTTGATTGTGGCTTAAGTCCGAGGTACGTAAGCAATATATCACGTTCGATAGGGCAAGAAGTTATCAAGAAAATTTCTCTTACCTATCCAGAACTAAACATCGCATGGCTTCTCACCGGCGAGGGCTCAATGTTGAAAGAGGATAATCAGCAAAATGTTCCAATTCCTAAAGATTTGGAAAGGAATTACCAGGACCGCATTAGTGCCTTGGAAGAAAAGGTGCAGATGCTGAACGAGACCATTGCTGCACAGAAACAGATCATCGAGGATCAGAAGTGGCTAATAGATAGCCTCCGGTCTCAAATCGTGAGACTGGAGGCTAAGAAGACAGAGACAACCTCTGTCTGCCGCCCGGGAGTTAAAACCGACGGCGATTCTCTCTCTTCCCCTAAGGACGTATAAGGCTCAAAGGGTGGTGCTGCTATATCTATGTAACATAGGGATTATTATATTTTACCTTAAGTGGTTAAAGTAAAATAAGTTGTTGGATATGTCGTAATTATTGATTTACTTTGCATTACAAATGTTAGAACATATTGTAAACAACACTCCTTTTTACGGTAGCAGTCTCGTGTAGTCGCCATACGACACGGGGCTGCTTTTCTTATAATACCCGTATCAAAGATTTGAGACGTATCGGGTTGAAGTTCTGCATAATAATTGTATATTTGCAGTGGCTTATTCTACAATACTATGACTGAAATCAAATATAATTCCGCAGGAAGTACCACGGAAATAGCGTTTATGACATAGAAGATAAATGCTATTCCCTTTCCGTGAAAAATCCGTGAAAGTAAATCTTCCAAAAACCTAACATATTACAAATCAGACTTATACAAATGGTCTTTTTTGTCTGTTAATCAGAGGGTCCTTGGTTCAAGTCCAAGTTCGGGAGCCACTCAAAATCAAGCACTTACGAAGAAATTCGCAAGTGCTTTTTCTTTGTGGACATACCCTGTTTTTGACATAAGCGGGGCTCA